TACTCTAGCTATAGCGCAGTCCATTGGTACGCTATAGATCCGAACTTTGAAACTCTCCTCGTATATAGAGAGTTATATTTGTCAAAGCACACCTCCAGAGATTTGGGGGCCGCAATTATAGAGGCGGAAAAGGGCGAAGAAATCGCCTACGGGGTTTTAGACAGTTCGTGCTGGCATCAACGGGGGCAACTGGGCCCGAGTATTGCTGAAGAAATGATTAATATGGGTGTCCGGTGGAGGCCCAGTGACCGAACCAAAGGTTCGCGTGTCGCGGGCCGAAACAGATTACATGAGCTTTTGAAGTACAACGAAGACACTCAGATGGCTGGTATAATGTTTTTTGATACATGCCGACAGATAATCGCTGATCTTCCGGTCATTCCTAATGATCCAAAGGGCGGTGACGATATCGATGTACGATACAAGTCCGACCATACCTTCGATTCACTACGGTACGGAATAATGACCAGACCTCGCGCTATATCAATTTTTGAAGAGTGGGGGAGTAAACCAGACACAGGCTGGAAACCGGCTAGTGCGAACTTTGGGTATTAGATATGGCGATAATGGATAAACCTACAGAAAAAGAAATAGACTCGATTGAGATGGATATTAGATCCCCTGCTCACTTAGAGGAGGGTGACGATGTTGCCGCAGAAAATGCGGAATTGTCTGGGGTAATTGGCTGGATAGATAGTAGATTTAATAAAGCTAACGATGCCCGCCAAAAGGACGAAGAGCGGTGGCTCAGATCCTATCGAAACTACCGAGGTTTATACGGCCCAGAAGTCCAATTTACTGACACAGAAAAAAGCAAAGCCTTCATCAAAATAACAAAGACTAAGGTTTTAGCGTCCTACAACCAAATCGTAGATGTACTTTTTGCCGGAGGGAAGTTTCCGGTAGGTGTTGAGGCTCCTTTTACCGGAGTCGGGGATGTTGCAGACGCGGTTCATTTTGAGGCTTCTGCCGACCCAGAAACTATAGCAAAGCCGAAATCGCGGCCGAAAGGTCAAGCTAATACAACAAGAAAAGATCTAATTGACCGAGTAGGCCCACTTCAGAGTGAGCTAGAGAGGGTACAGGACGAATTAGTAGACGGCGTGGGTCTTTCTCCAACCGCCATGACTTACGAGCCTATTAAGAAAGCGGCTCAGAAGATGGAGAGAATGATCTACGACCAACTGGAAGAGTGTGAGGCTAGTAAGCATCTTCGCAGTGTGGCGTTTGAGATGAGCCTATTTGGAACAGGGGTAATCAAAGGGCCATTTGCCCACGATAAAGAATACCCAAGGTGGAGTGAGACAGGTGAGTATGACCCTGAGTTTCGCGTAGTCCCAAAAGTAGAGCATGTATCGATCTGGGATTTTTATCCCGATCCAGATGCTCGTACTATGAACGATGCAGAATTTACTATTCAGCGACACCGTATGAGTAGAAGCCAATTGCGTCAGCTAAAAAAGCGACCACATTTTAGAGAAGAATCGATTGAGTTAGCGATTGAGATTGGTGAAGATTACGACAAAGAATATTGGGAAAGTGCCCTAGAGGATAACTCCAGTGTTGGTGGTGATGTTGATCGGTTCAAGGTTCTTGAATATTGGGGCGTAATTGACTCTGAGATTGCTGAAGAAGCAGAGATCGACATTCCAAAAGAGTACCAAGACAGAGATCAAATACAGATCAACGCATGGATTTGTAATGGTCAGATTCTGCGTCTGGTCTTAAACCCTTTTAGTCCTTCTCGCATACCGTACAGCGCCGTCCCATATGAAGTTAATCCATACTCGTTCTTTGGTGTGGGCTTGGCCGAGAACATGGAAGACACGCAAGAAATTATGAATGGCTTTATGCGAATGGCAGTAGATAATGCCGCCTTGTCATCTAACCTATTGATTGAAATAGATGAAACTAATCTAGTCCCAGGCCAGAACCTTTCTATACACCCTGGCAAAGTATTTAGGCGGCAGTCAGGAGCCCCAGGCCAAGCAATCTTCGGAACCAAGTTTCCAAACGTCACTAACGAGTGTTTGATGATGTTTGATAAGGCTCGACAGCTTTCGGACGAGTCCACAGGAATGCCAAGCTACGCCCACGGCATGACCGGCGTACAGGGGGTGGGTAGAACCGCTTCCGGTATGTCCATGCTGTTATCGGCCGCAAGTCAAAATATTAAAGCCGTTGTGCGTAATATTGATGACTATCTTTTGACCCCCGTAGGCAAAAGCTTATTCGCTTTTAATATGCAATTTAACTTCGATGCAGAGATGTCTAAGGGCGCTCTGAATGTCGTTGCTAGGGGCACTGAGAGCCTGATGCGTAACGAAGTCAGAAGCCAGCGTTTGCTATCCTTTATGAACCAGACAGCCAATCCAATGATGGCTCCGTTTGTTAAGTACGATTATATTTTGCGGGAGCTTAGTGCTTCTATGGATCTGGACGAAGATAAGATTCTGAACGATCCACGGGAGGCCGCAATACAGGCTAAGATGATGGCTGATATTGCCGCCATGATGCCGCAACAGCCCGCACCACAACAGCAACCGGCTCCCCCAGATCCGACAGGGACAGGCGGAGGCCAGATAGCTCCAGGTAATGCCCCACCTCCGGAAACGGCAGGGAATACTAATGGTCAGGACGCAGAGGCGGCTCCAACGCCACCGCCGGATCAGGCGGCCTAAGTAATGGATAAGAAATTAGCAAAAGAGATACTACCGCTAGTTAATGACCCCGATCATTATGCCCTTCTCAATAAGTATGTGTCTGGGCGGATTGAGACATTGCGGGGGTATCTAGAAAAGACCCCAGATCACGCAAAGATTACAGCGATCCAAGGGCAAATTGCAGAGCTAAGAACTTTTCAGACATTAAGAGAACAGGCCATTGAGATGGCTCGTAATAATTAAGAGGGAATATCCATGAGCAAGAAAAAAGACACCCCAGAAAGCGAAGATCCCCGCGCAAGAAAAGAAGATATTGAGGATCAGGAAAATACTACTGACGAAGAGGGTGAAGGCCCGCAAACCCTTTATCATGGGGGCATGGCATCAGAAGAATGCCCTATGTGCGGGGAAGGGCCCTGCGTTAGTTCTGGTTTAATGGGTGATTGTTCTTCTTCCGGACTAACCGTGGGATCAGACCCTATCTCCGGCAACCCTGTCCCAGCAGGATCTAGTCCTGCGGAAGTGCGGGACGATATCCCTGCCCTACTGAGTGAGGGCGAGTATGTCATCCCTGCGGATGTTGTCCGTTATCACGGCTTAAAGACATTTCAAGCCCTCCGTATGGAAGCAAAAATGGGCCTTATGAGTATGGCTTTTGAAGGCCAGATTCAGTCCTACGACCCCGAGGGCGAGGAAGAGGATTATGAAACCCACACCATGCCTGACGGCACTGAGATGCAAGGGGCTACGCACGAAGAGTATGTAGAAGACGAAGAAGTGGATGTAGATCCCGCTATGACAGAAACTACTACTGAGACTATGGAAGACACTGAGACTAAGAGGAAAAAACAAGCTTCTGATTTCTCTTACAAACCACGGATGACAGTAGCACTTATTAAATAACTAGGGGCGATTAAGGGTGAGTAGGGATGGAGCCTGTTACTATTATGGCGGCATTTTCCGCCGTAAAGGCCGGTATTAGCGCCGGACAGGAGATTGTTGGGCTAGTTAAGCCTTTAGCGCAATTATTTGATGAAATTGACGATGCTAAAGTTTCTCACAACAAAAAGAAAAATAGGCCAAGTATTCTGTCGGCTAATGAAGAGGCTCTAGACACCTTTATTAAGAAAAAACAAGCAGAAGATATTGAACAACAGCTTCGTGAAGTTGTGATTGCTACCAGAGGAATATCCGCTTGGAATGAATTGGTGGCGCTAAGAACTAAAATCCGCGTGGACAGAAAAACTGAAAATGAGCGGATAAAACAGGAAAAAACAGAGAAATTAGAATTGACCGTTATGATAGGTGCTTTGCTCTTCGTACCGGCATTAATTTTTGGGATCGTGATGTTTATTATTAATAACACCCCAAAATAAATTGCGTGGACGGGCTACCCGCAAACCTTTGGCAATTTCGCCAAACTACTTTGAGGCCCCCTAAAGGAGAACTACATGGCTAAATACGAAGGCCAATACCGAGATAGTCTTGATGATCAAGAAGAGATTCACCAAGATTCCTCCCAAGCCGCAGGGGGCGATAAGCCCTTTGAAGAAACGTCATTTAAAAAACGATACGGAGATTTGCGTAGGCATATGCAGTCTCAGATGTCTGGCAAAGACAAGGAGATTGAAGAACTTCGGTCACATCTAAGCCAAGCAACACAGAAACAAATTAAGTTTCCTAAGAGTGACTCTGAAGTTGCTGAGTGGGTTAAGAAATACCCCGATGTTGCAAAGATTATTGACAGTATTGCCCAGCGCCGAGTTCTCGAAGGTCAGAGAACGCTGGAAAGACGCCACGGAGATCGTGTCTCTGCTATCGAATCTAAACTTTCTAAGGAGACTGCCGAGAAAGAGCTAAAAGCCCTGCACCCTGATTTTGATCAGATTAGAGCCGATACTAATTTCCATGATTGGGTAGCACTTCAGCCGTCTAATATCTCTGACGCACTGTATAAGAACAATACAGATGCTAAGGCCGCCGCTAGAGCTATCGATCTTTATAAGGCTGACGCGGGTATTAAAACTCGCCGGAAAGCCAATAATGCCTCCGCCGCACGGTCTGTTGGTAGGACTTCTGCCTCTGCTCCAAACTCTAGAAATTCAAGGTTTTCTGAGTCACAGGTAGAGAAGATGTCAGCCGCCGAGTATGAGAGAAGCGAGGACGCTATCCAGAAGTCTATTCGGGAAGGGTCTTTCGAGTATGACTTATCTGGGGGCGCAAGATAACACTTGTAAAAGCACTAACTATCGTGTTATAACAACACCAAATATGTTATGAACTAACACAGTTCGTAAATGCCGCAAAGCCGCATATTTTGCCCACCTTTGCAATTATTCAGAAGAACAGTTTAAGTTACCTGTCCTATTGGCCCTTGGATCAATAAGGAAGACCATAGTTTCGGCTATGTTATTGCTTATAAAGAGAAAAGTTACCCACTAGTTATTCAGCCCTTAGCACCTTGGTTCGTTCTGTTTTGTACCAACCTCTTTGAGGTTTTTCACACAACTTAACTTAATAAGGAGGCCAATCATGGCTTTTGATAAGGCAAACGGCTACGGTAACTTACCCAATGGTAACTTCTCGGCAGTCATTTATAGCAAAAAGGTTCAGAAAGAGTTCCGTAAATCTTCAGTTGTAGAAGATATTTCTAACACCGATTATTTGGGCGAGATTAGCTCATTTGGAGACAGTGTTAAGATTATCAAAGAGCCGGAGATCACAGTTAGCACCTATGCACGGGGCACGGCTGTAGCGGCACAGGATCTTTCAGACGCAGACTTCTCGCTCGTAATTGACCAAGCGAACTACTTTATGTTCAAAATGGACGATATTGAAACCGCGCATAGTCATGTAAATTTCATGGATTTGGCAACGGATCGTGCGGCATACAAGCTACGCGATACTTTCGATGCTGAAGTCCTTGGCTACATGTCAGGCTGGGAGCTTAACAACTCTAATGTTTGGGTTCGCCGAACTGCCGCAAACGGCACGAAAGCAAACTCAGGTGCAGGGGCAGACGAACTTCTAGCGGCTAACTCCATGTCAATCCTCGATTTTGGTGGATCTGATTTGGGCGTTGCTGGTGAAGTTACCTCCATCCCAGTTGCGGCTGGTGGTGGTGCTGGCGGCATTACTTCTCCATTGGCTGTTCTTAACCGAATGGCTCGTAAGTTGGACGAAGCTAATGTTGACACTGCGGATCGTTTTTTCGTAGCAGATCCAGTGTTTTACGAGATGTTGATGGACGAAAATTCAAAGTTCGTTTCATCAGATTTCGGTGGTGGAGAAGAGCTTCGCAATGGTCGTGTAGGTGATGGTTTGGTTCGTGGCTTTAAAGTCTACAAGTCAAATAACCTTCCCTACGTTGGAACTGGAGCCGGTACTGTACTTTCAACTGGCTCTGAGACTAACTTCGGCACTATCGTAGCTGGGCATAAGTCAGCCTTAGCGACTGCTCAACAACTCAATAAGACTGAAAGCTACCGCGACACAGCATCTTTTGCTGACATCGTGCGTGGGATGCAGTTGTACGGCCGTAAGATCCTTCGTCCAGAAGCGATCATTACTGCTAACTACAACGTAGCCTAAGTAGCAAACTTAGGGGCCCCTGTAATGGGGGCTCCTTTCCTTATTTTTGGGGTTCTTGAATGGCTACATCTTTTATAAATTTAACTAACCAGCTTCTACGAAGACTCAACGA